CACAGGTTCATTCTCGATCGGCTCATACAGCGAAAGCAAAGGCGGTCGATACGGAGCAGCAGCTGATGCGAATACTAGCAGATATGCTGATGCAGTGTACGATTGGTTATTTCCGACTGGACTACTGTATGCAGGGGTTGATGCTCTATGGTAACGCCTATTAAGAGAGAATTGCTGATTCACAGCGTCAAATATACTCCTCCATTAGACGATACGGGCTGGGATGATCCCCAGCCTGAATCGCAAACTGTGGACAATGTAAGAGTAGAGCCTAAAAGCAGTCTTTATGTAGATAGTGCAGGTAAGCAAGTTAAAGCTAATTCTATATTGTTCTGGGATAGCATACACTCTGATCCTTGTGACTTTGACATTGAGGGAAAGATAGAGTTTGATGGGCAGGTGATGACAATTGTAGGGATCGATAAATTCTATGACAGTCATTCTCTGCATCATGTAGAGTTGGTGCTGATATGAATGTTCGTTGTGAGTTTGACGGGATCAGAAAAAAGATCAAAAAAGGGAAAAACAACGCACAAAAAGTTCTAGTAGAACACGTCCTAAAGGACAGTAATTACTATATCCCAAAGGACACTGGGCAACTAGAAACTAGCGGAACTATCAGCAGTACAGGCAAGCAAGTTATATGGAATACTCCGTACGCAAGACGCTTGTATTGGAATCCGCAATATAACTTTTCGACTGATGTAAACCCAAACGCTAGGGGTTTATGGTTTGAACACGCAAAGCAATCTAAATCAGGCGACTGGGCGAAGATAGTTTTACAGGAGTACGACAAATGAGCGTTGTAGATCATTTATTGAATTTAGTTAACAGACTACAAAATGACTTGACTTTATATGCAAATATTAATCTTGGCAGATTATCTATGGACGTTAAGTCAATAGCATTAAGGGTCATGCCGAGCGGAAATGTTAACTATTATCAAGGCAAAAGAAGTAGAGAAGTAATGTTTCAGATAATAGCTAAGTCTGACAATCAGATACAAGCGATCCAAACATTAGAGCAGATAGCAGACAAATTAGTAGAGCTAGATTGCGAAGTGTACACCGAACCTTCTTACTTACAGCAGGACGAGCAAGGTTACACGTACACAGCAAGTTTTAGAACATTTATTTAAGGAGAAGATATGGCAAGAAAAAAGAATGCAATCACTAAATACGAGATTGCGAAAATAGTAGAAACAGGCGAACCTAGTTATTTAAGACTAGCTAAATATATTGAAGACGTAACAGTTTCAGCGAACGATGAAACAGAAGAAACTGGATATTATGACGGCGACGGTACAGTTGCGACAGAAGTCACAGGTGCTAAATACGGATACGACGTATCTGGATATAGAGATTTGACTGATGAAGCACAGAACCTGATTGTAGAAATGCGACATGAAACAGGCGAAGGCAGAAAGCTCATGCTTAAAGTCACGAAATCTGACGGAACTATTGAAACGGGAGAAGCAACCGTATCTGACATTATAGACGGTGGCGGTCAAGCGACAGAGTACGCACCGTTCAGTTGTACAATTACAAGAAACTCTAAACCTGAAGTAACAGCACCTGAACCGCCTGGCGCAGGTGACGGAACAGGTGGCGGAACAGGTGACGGATCGGGCGAAGGGTAATTAGAGAAAACTAAATAATACTAGAAGGGAGCAGAAATGCTCCCTATTTTTATGAGGTAAATATGAAACCCATTAAGTTAAAAAAGAATCAGATCGAGATACCGTTTGTTGATGAAGAAGGCGAAACAGTTTTAACACTTCACTTCGACAAAACAGACAAAAACATAGACCGCTTTTTCAAAGCAAAAGATGAAGTATTCGGACTAGATAAAGAGATCGGAGATACTGCTGAATACTCAGACAGTATCGAAATTGTTAAAAAGTCTTATGATGCAATCTTGGGCGAAGGAACATTCGAGAAAGTGTATAAGATTAATCCTTCAATGCCTATTTGTTTGAGTTATTTATTAGACATTGCTGACGGTATTTTGGAGAACCTGATGCAAGAC